CGTCCTTGTGCCACCAGCTTGCGACGACAGCGCCGACCAGTCCTGCGATCAGCAATTCAAACCTGTCGATCTTGTCGAGCAGGCGCTGCAAATACTCCATGCGCTCGACTCCGTGTGCATGATGGGAACGAAAAACCTCTACAAGCGCAGAGGCCTTGTACAGACAAAATACGAATAAATATGAATAAAATCAGTGAATTATGAATTGTCAGACAATTCTTTGAATTTTCTTTGACGGCAAAAATCACTTACTCATGAGCCAAGAAGGAGTGGTACTCGTGAGTCAGGTAGAGATTTTTGTAATTGAGTACAAGCTCCACGGAACACCGAAGTCGTTTGTCATCCGAACCAAATTGATGAACAACTCGGAAGCATGGCAATGGGCGAGTTGTGACGCCGGCATTGCCCCCATTCCAAAACCGGGCCGCCCTCCGCTGAAGCGCTTCTCTAAGCCAATGGCGGAACGTTTCGGCATCACCGACGTGAAGTGGCGGGAAACTACCGCCGTCACGTGGGAGGAGGTTTGAGAAAATGATTGACGCAATCGTTGGACCACCCGATGAACACTCATGGGATGACCAGATTGATGCAAACACGGAGCTTTTTCGTAAAGCAGATCAGCTTGACGAGGAGGCCTACAAGATCATCCAAGACAATCGGAACGACCCCGAAAACTGGGCCCGCTTTACTGAAGCCAAGGCCTGCGCTGATGCTTGCCGCACGGCCGCCTACCAAGACTGGATGAGGATAAAGCGGGCAATGCGAAGATAAGTGTGCGCGTCTCTCCGCGCTGTCCGCCAAAGGCCTTCTCAACGTCGACGCCCCTATGCATCGATCTCGCTGATCCAGTCTCGCGCCACCCTGAAGCAAATGGTGAGGTCAGGGTGCGCGGGCTGCCGGTGTTGATTCCGTACGTCGCACTATCCGGCTATCGACGTCCAGGCCTTCCCGAGGGCTGCCCTGGCTACAGGTAAATTTCAGGAACGAAGAACCCGGCACAGCGGCCGGGTTCGGATTCATTGCGGTCTAAAAAAAGCGCGCTTTTATGGCAGCAGGTCGTAAGTCACGCAGGCACGACTCGGAGAGCTGCCGTTCGCAGTGATCCACAGACCATAACTAGGCGGCAGCTGGATTGGGTACGAGAGGTTCTGAGAACCGCTACCTAAAGTCATCAAGACGGGCTTGCCAGCATAATCAGAGCCAGTTTTAGGCGCCACAGGACCGGTGATGAGTGCGGAAAGATAAGTGCCGCTCACCGAAGCTGTGCGAATGACAGCACCTGCGACGTTGTCAGCTGGCTTGATGATCGCGTCAACACCATAGGTGTCCGAAGTGTAGAATTTTGCACCAACAGTTACTGCTTCCATTTTTAAATCCTTTAAGTCGAATGATTTGTCGCGGAGGATTCCGCTTTCATGTCGCTCAAAGGCGATGGATGGGAGCTCATGGCTCTGAGGTTTGTGAGCTGAGTTACTTATCGCAACGAGTCAGAAAGGGCGTAGCCCGACCAGGTCAGTTGATAAAGCTGCACACCATTGACGCCAAATCCGGTGTACGTGACATAGCCGGCATCGAGCAGCAGCTTGAGGTGCGCATACTCGTTTTCATCGCCGTTTCGGCCGAACTTGTTCTTGAAAACCGCCAGCGCGTCGATACCGCCGATTGGCGCGACAGCGCGAAAACCTTCCAAGATATTTTTTACGGTACTGGTGTAACGATCCATGTGTTTCTCCTTAGAGTTTTCCCAGTCAGCCCTATGCTGAAAGGGGATCTGCAGCGTTAACCGCAGGCAGTTCGCTCAAAGGCGATCGCTCGAGGCTCGTGGCCTTCTCATGATTCAACGTCCCGCATCGGGAACATTTGATCTGGAGCTCGGTAAACTCACCCACCCGGGCGAGAAGTCTGTTGCATTTTCCGCATCTGCATTCTTTTAACATCTGCAAGTCCATTTGGTTTTCTGCTAGGCTCCGTCCCGCTCGCGCGAGCAGTGAGGGCCTTGGCTGGCTTGCAGGCTATATCTGCGATCTGGCGTCTCCCTTGGGTGTTACAGCACCCTCTGGAGTCGCCCTCTCTTTTCCGCGGTAACGAAAAAGCCCCGATCATGTCGAGGCTTTTTGCATTCTGGCGGGCACAAAAAAGCCCCTGCATCTGCAGAGGCTTCCTCTAAGGGCGTGTCCCTATAACAATTTCAAATTAGAGTCCCGGGCCGTCCGGCTCGTATTCTTCATCGCGCATCCGTTTTCTTGCCAGAAAGACCGCATAGTTTTCAGCAGCAAGTTGGGTATCAAACGGCCCACCAATTACTGTGGTTCCGTCAAAAACATACCACCCTAGGTTTTCTTCGTTTTGCTCAGTGATGTATCCATAAGCGTTGTTCAAGCGGTAGTCCCCCTTGCATTTGAAGGGGTAAAACTATCATTTTTTACAAAAATAAAGAACCCGGCGCTTGGCCGGGCTTCAGAAATCTGTGTGCTTTTCGCGCAACTTGTGCACTATGGGGAAAGTACGCTCGAAACGCCGTCATGTCAACAATTTTATGCCGCCTCCTGAACTTTTTCCGAGTGGATCACCTGCCATAATGGCTGCTGGGCCTGAATATCCACTTCTTTTATGACGTTCTTCAGAGACTCCCACAAGCCAAGCCAGTCACGCGTCCAGTTCTTCGAGTCAATGGTAACGCCGAAGAAGGCTTTCATCTCCGCAGCCACCCGCGCGGGGCCCCACTCCGCCGCGCCCTGAACCTCCCCCTTGTACGACTGAAGGGCCAGAGTGACCAAGTACTGCGCCTTGATTCGCTTGGCCGAGGTTAGGTCGGGCAATGCCGCCTTGGCGGTAATCAGCAGCACCGCATTCAGCAAATGCCGCATGTTCATCGCCGGGTGATACAGGTAGTGCCCAAATTGCTGAACCTGGAACGGCAGTGTGTCGATTGCGCGCAGTACTTTGCCAATCATCGCCAGGTGCGCGGCGCGGGCAGTGGATCGGCCGACCGGCGTTCGCCGTGTTTCGCTGATGCTGATCCTCTCGCGCACGACCTGGATACGCTCCTCCTTGTCATCGCCCAACGCAGCGAACACGGCTTCATGCCGGCGCATGCGAGTGCCCTTCTTCACCGGTGCCGACTCCGCCCGCTCAATGGCCACAGCGCTGATCGACGCGTTCGATTCGTGCTGAGCCTCAGTCCATACCTGCCTTGCGTTAATCAGTTTCATGCTGCTTCCTTTTTCAGTTCTCTGGTCTTTGCCCGATATTCGGCCTTGATGGTTTTGATTTCTTCCACGGTGTACTTACGGGCCAGGTGAGGCCCTTCTAACCATGCGACCTTGTCGGCGCCGATGCGCAGAACCAGCCGGATCCGGTACTCGACCGCGTTCCCGGACAGGTTGCGATTGCACTTCACGCACTGGCGATGAATGCTCAGCGGCTCGAATCGCAGTTCCGGGCGGGCGCCGACGGAGCGGTAATGCCCGGCGTCCCAGCGACTGCCGGTCATCAGGTCGCTATCGTTCGGCATCGAGTCGCAGCTGATGCACGGCAGATGCGCGTCACGCAGGCGGACGTATTCGTTCACAGCGGCCTGGGCTTCGCGCAGGTGATCCGCCCTGCTCTTCAGCTTCTCCTTGCGGACCTTGATCTCGCGGCGGTCGCGCTGGGCGATGGCCTTGCGGGCTTTCTCGCTATTCGCCGGCGCATGGGCCAGCGCACATTTCGGGCTGCACACTACCTGCGCGGTGTTGAACATCGGGGCAAATTTCTCGCCGCAGGCCTTGCAGGTTTTCTGCTTCACATCCTTGAGGGCAGTTCTCATCCGTAGCGCCCTCCCCACTTGTCCTGCTCGGTCCAGCGCACGTCATGCTCGGCGCCGAAGGCATGCATCAGCTCGAACAGATCGCTGAACCACTTCTGCGACTGCTTGCGGGTCGAAACGGCCATCACGACGAACCCGCCATCAAGGCCTGGCTCCGCGCGCTGCTTTTCCAGCGAGGCACTGAAGAGGCACTTCCAGTCCTCACTGGTCAGTTTCTTGCCGTGCCAGATCACCTGGTCGGAAACGTCCTTGAGCATTGCCCACATCTTGCGGTTGCAGACGTCCGGGCGTTTTTCGTCGCGGATCACCACCACCTTCGGCTTACTGAGGTCGATGGCGTGCAGGACGCCGGCGAGGCGGTTGATGTCGCGCTGGTCGCGGATCGTGTATTCGGGATTCATGGCGTCACCTTCAGTCTCAGAGCCTCTACCTGCTCCTGGAGCTGGCCGGCAGCGCGCTGCAATGCCTCAACCTGCCCGCGTAACGCAGCGTTCTCCGCGTTGACGTGGCTGAGTTGCGTGGCGATGTGTTCTTCCAGCGAGACCTGGTCACGCTGCCAGTCGAGCTCGTCGTGGTAGTAGCCGAAGCGCTCGCAAAGCCTGCGGTGGAAGTTTTTGAAGCCGGCCTCAGCCTGCTTTTTCTGGTCAGTGATATCGGTCATTGAGCCGCGCTCCTTGCTTTCAATTGTTCGGCCTGCTGTATGAGCAGCGCCCGGCGATCCGCCAGCTCGTTGGCTGCTAGAATTCGCAGTTCTGTTTGTTCCTCTGCTGATGCTTTACGCATGGCGAGCATCGAGTCCTTCACCGCAGCGAGTCTTTCCCGAAGCTTCGAAGACGGACGCGCGACATCGCCGGTGAGCAGAGCCGCAACCGCCCGCCCGTCTTCAGTGACCGGCACGACACTCAAGTCGGCCAGGTACTGCTGAGCGCGCTCTTGTGGGATTCGCTGCATCTGCACGGCTTTGGTGATCGCCTGTGTGCGGCGGTTGGCATCGAAGCCGACAGACACATGCCAGTTCACCTGCTTGTTGTCCTCCCGGGACTGCCCCACCAGCCGCTCGTAAGCGCTGATGAACGCCATCCGGGCGCCGACCTTGTCGCCGGCATCGAGAACAGGTTTTGCAGCGGCAAGCGCGAGTTGAATCTCGTCGGTAAGCACCACGGTTTCGAATTCATCGTTCGTGGTCATGGCAATAGCCCAGGCCTCGTCCTTGCCCGGGCGGCCGTCGGCGGCCTGCACGCGCTGGAGAATGTCGGCCATCGCCAGCTTGCCCTTCACCTCAAAGCGGCAGGCTTTCAGTGCAGCCTTCACGGAGGGCACCGAGTAAGCGCAGAGGTCTTCGGCCATCATCGCAGCGGTGCCCGGGTTCATTTCCTGCCCCATGGCCTCGGCAGTAGCGCAGATCGCAGCGGCGAGCCCGGCGACCTGTTGATCGTTCATTTCAGAGGTACTCATTGCGCTCTCCTCCTTGGCGCTTGGCCAAGACCATTTGCGCGGCCTGCTCGGCGGCGGAGACGTTTGCCTCGGTGCGCTCCATCTGGCGGGCGGTGGTGCCGTTGATGCGCTGACCGGTTACCCACTGGGTGTGGTAGCTCTCGGCGTTGGCCAGCAGCTCGTTGAGGCTGTGGCACTTGCGCAGGACGCCGGCGTCGCTGGTCTTCAGGTAGTGCGCTGCGACATGGTGGGCAACATCGGCGCCGAGGCGGTCGACCAGTTGGCCGAGCTGGCCACCGACCTTGGCGTTCCACACCGGCCAGGTGCTGTAGCGCTTGCGGTAGGCCATGGCGTAATTTGCCCAGACCTTGAAGGTTTTACAGGACTGGTCTTTGGGGCCCGGCATGTCAGCAGGAATCTCAACCCGTGGAGCGTCGGCGCGATCAACCACCAGCACCAGATTGCGGGCCGGCTTGCCGGAGCCGCTCTGCAAGTCCTGACTGGTTTCCTGATTGGTATCCTGATGATTGGTATCCTGATTTGTCGGAGATTTTTCCGACCCTTGTTCGGATTTTTCTCCGACCTTGCTCGGATTTTTTTCCGAGGTAGATCGGATTTTTTTCCGACCTTCGTTCTTCGGCGGGGTCGGATATTTTTCCGACCCGTCCAGCTTCTGGTTCCACTCGATCGCCTTCTCGGTCAGGCGAAACAGAGTAATGTTCGACGTGCTGGAAAGCTCAATCAGACCGGCCTCTTCCAAGGCCTTCAGCATGCGGTAAGCGGTGTCTGGCTTATCGGTGAGCAACGGCAGTTCTTCGATGATCTTGGCCTTGCTCAACGCGAAGAAGATCCCGTCGTCAGTCTTGATTGGCTTGGTCCAGCTCGGGCAGCCGTAGACGAAGGCGAACAGCAGAGCCTGCTGGGAGTTCAGCCCCCACTCCAGCGCCTTCACCTGATTGATCGTGACGGTGAACTGCATGTCAGGTGTTCCTGACGAGAACGGAAAAGACAAAAGCTCGCCACACGTTTTGAGAATTCTGAAAACGTGTCGCGACACTGTTCGTGGTATTGCTGGAATTGGGTTGGCTCTGCATAATCGGGCCTCTCTAGTTTTGCGAATCAGCCGACCTTCTCCGTCGGCTTTTTTGTGCCCTGGATTCAGGCAGCCTTCACCGAGGCATCCATCACGTCCAGGCTCTGCCGAACGTGGTTGATCTCCTGACGGATCAAGTTTTTCTCGAAAGAACTGACGTGGTTGTCATCCAGCGCTTGGTGCACCGCGATAGTCAGATCGGCGACCTCTTTGCCGACGTTAATCAGTGATTTGGTCAGCGCTTGTGGCTCCGGCGCAGCTTTCGCTACGAGGTCGAAACCAAATTCATTCGCCAGTGTCGCCAGAGGGCGCATGTCTCCGGTATGTAGCAAGATCCCGAACAAGTGCTCCACCGTCAGGCGGTGTGCGTCGTTGTCCGGATTTGCGCGCTGAAGCAGGCCAACGTGCGGAACGCCCATCTTTGCAGCGAGGGTCTTGGCTTCGTTATCCAGCACAGCGCTCTGGCAGGCCCGCAGAAAATCTTCCATTCGTAAAACCTCAAATTTGTTTCCGTGGCGCCCTGCCATTGCCTGGGCGATTATTTGTTCAGGCAGCTAGCGGTGAATGCCTCAGGCTGCTGTGCGCTTGGGGCGCGCTGGGATCGGGCGAATCTCATTCGCCTCAATGCGCCCATCGTCATAAATGGTGATTTCGATGCTTCTGCCGGCTCGAACCATTTGCGAGATCGCGCTCTGGTTCACGCCGAGAGCAGCAGCGAGCGCGGCTTGAGTGCCGTGCTCTTCTAGGTATTTGCTCAAAGGGATCTTTTTCATGGAATTTCCACGGCTTGATATCTGCCATGGATAGTAGCAGTGCTGCTTTTTATCAGCAACAAAATACTAGCAGCGCTGTTTGCCTGGATATCAGCTCTGCTAATACTCTTGTTCGTATGAAAATACGCCGCCCCCTTACCCCCGAAGAAATCGCCGAGAGCACCAGGCTCAAGGCCATCTACGAACAGCGGAAATCAGCTGCAAAAGCTGCCGGGCGTAGCCTGACGCAGGCGGATGTGGCCGAGGCTTGTGGCTGGTCTGGCCAGAGTGCTTTCAGTCAATACGCAACCGGCAAGGTGCCGCTGAACGTAGAAGCACTGCTGAAACTCGCGAAGGCTTTGAATTTCGACGCGAGTGAGGTCAGCTCTCGACTGGTCTCCACCGTAGCCAATGTGCAGCAAGAGCGCATCCAACCTAGTGTCAAATTAGGGAATATCGAGACTTGGGACGATGAAACCCCGCTCGATGACGATGAGGTCTACGTCCCCTTCCTTCACGAAGTCGAGCTTGCAGCAGGATCAGGCAGGTTCGCGATCGAAGAAAACGCCAACTCACGTCTGCGCTTCAACAAAAAGGATTTGCGCCAAAATGGCGTTCAATTCAGCAACGCGAGGTGTGTGAAGGTCGGCGGGAACAGCATGGTTCCCGTGCTTCGCGACGGCGCCACGGTTGGCGTGAACGTCGGCAAGAACTCACTGAGCGACATCGTCGACGGCGAGATGTACGCCATCAACCACAACGGGCAGCTTCGCGTGAAGCAGGTTTATCGGATCCCTACCGGGCTACGCTTGCGCAGTTTCAACCGTGATGAGCATCCGGACGAGGACTACACGTTCCAGCAGATCCAGGAGCAGCAGATTTCGATCTTGGGCCATGTGTTCTGGTGGGCGATGTATTCACGATAGTTGGATTAAGTGCTTGCAAACGTTGCGGTATATCAACAGGTACAGGGAGTGAGTGAGTGACCGACGAAGCAGGTACAACCGAAATTACATCGGCAACTGCCGAACCGATTCAGATAGGCTTTGACGACGCTGTAGCCTTTTTCGAAGCGGCTTGCGACGATGCTCTCTGCGCCGCATGTGGTAAGGCTGAATGGGAAATCCCCACAGCCAAAGGCAATGACGATCTATGCTTCCTGATAAAATCCGGCCTATCGAAAGGCGGATCGCCAGTGCTGAACCTGGAAATTGAGTGCATGAACTGCGGCCTTCTTCGGACCCATCGTGCCAGCAGGATTAGAGAGTGGTTAGACAACCCTCCAACTGACGAGGGTGATGATGAGTAAATTTGAAAAAGGAATTTTCAATGATTCGCACCTACCTAAACCCCAGTTCGTTAGGGGTGACAAGCATCCAAAAACGCCTAATACTGCAACCATGAATGACATCACACGCGAAGAATTCAATGCGAAGCTCGAGACCATCGAAGCAAGGATGGATGCTCGGGTCGAGTCTGTGTCTTCAAAAATTGATGCGTTTCTAGCGACTCAATCTGCTGTTCAGATTGAGCGGGATAAGGCACAAGCTGAGCGCGACAAAAGATTCGAAATGCTCGCTGAACGAGCCACGAAAGCGGCTGAAGGTGCTGAAGAGGCTGCAAAACAATCCGCAACTATAAAAGCGAACTATTGGGCCGCAGTCGCCGTTCAGCTTTTGGCAGTCGTTGCCATTCTGGTTGGCGCCTATTACGCGAATCAAGCAAACGTATTTGGCGCGATGCAAACAACAATGTCGGCATACCAGTCCGGCAAAGACTCTTCAAAGCAGGCGGAAACGCCCCAAACACTCCCTGCGAAGTAATTCTTCAATTCTCAACAGCCCGGCTTAGCGCCGGGCTTTTTGTTCCTACCCTCCTACGTTCCGCCTCCGAGCCCTTCAGTTACGCGAGCGAACCTCGTACTCGCCTCTCTTACAAGCTGACGCCACTCACCAGCGGTGATCAAGCCATCTTGCTCCATGGCATCGGCCATTTTGAGCAGTTCGTCGTACTGCTCTTCGGCATCCATCCTGAGCTCGGGCTCCTCCAGCAGCTTGCGCCAGGCAGACAGTGCTTTTTGTTTCTCTTCTACTCTCATGGCGATTCACCTAATGGATTGTGAGTCGGTAGAGGCCTCACGTTAGGTGGCGGTTCGATGTCGACGACTGACGGTGCAATAAAAAGTTTCGCTGCGCCCCTCCCCTATGACGCCCGCCAAACGCGGGCTCTGTCCGTGTGCGAGAAAATTATTATTAGCAGCGCTATTTACTTTAAATAGCAGCACTGCTACTTTTATTCGCAAGCCAAGACAGCAACGGCCCAGCAGCGAAAGCCGCGCCGCTCTTTAACAACCCGCGCCATAAACGATTACCCGGCTCACGCTGGGAGGTCAGCCCCGGCCACACCTGTGGGGCGAGATGAAGTCAGGTGAACAAAATCGCGCTGCCACTACTGGCGACCGG